GTTTTAAAATGAGTACGATTATTGCGAAGTCCGAACATAGTACATACTAAGGGTTGTTTAGCGTGTCCGGAACAAAATTTTGCAATATTGTTAGGCAATGGTCCAGTATTTGGGACAAATACCAAGACCAAATCGAGAGTGCCTACTCTGACTGTCTGTTTGGGATTAATGATAAATTTAATTTCTCGAGTACCATAATAAATAGTAGCCTGCGTGGGTTCAGCAGGTAAAAAATGGTGAGGAATAAGGGCAACATTCGATTGGAGGAAGAATGCGCCGGAACATTTGGTACCAATGGCGATTTGGCAAGCAGATTTGCGGTAACAATTATCTGCCTCCTCCAAAGTAGAAGGAGCGCCAGGGACAACAAGTTTGGTGTCGGGTGTAGATATCCAGGGATTAACCTTGGCATCGCGTTCTTTAATATCGGCTACAGTGGCAGGCACAAGTGATCCTTGAATAGTCAAGGATGCACGAAGCGCTTTTACCACTTTAACGGCACTGTATAAAACAGCTAATCCGGCAAATGCCCCACAAGCATATTGTACATGCTTATCACGGGCAGAAACAAACGTTTCATTGAGGCAAGCCCTGTTGTCAACGAGTTCGTCGAAGTAGGCATTTTTCTTTGCTTCAATAACTGCAGAGCCAACCAAAAGAGATTGAGCAAGGCAGAACAAAGCAGTTGGCACAGTCAGTCTGCTACTAATTCTGGAAGCTAAATAAGTTCCACAGCAAGACATTAATGCCAGATTGTGCCAGTAAGTTTTGACACGTTGACCGATAATATCACGGCCAGACCAAATTACTAGCGAACGGACATAATTGTTATCCATCATAGATTCAGGAATCCAATTTGTCCATTTGGAGTATGGTGACTCCGAAAAACAGCGGAACCCTTCCAAAAGGGAATCAACCGCTAAATCTTCAACTCGGGTCTCCAAATTGCATCTGCTTTTCCTAAAAGACATGTTAACTTCGGAGGCTTTGCTTTGAAAAATTTGGGCAATACGTTCACCATAATGTGGGGTGAAATCGCAAGAACAGGTCTCCTTAAGTTCACTGCAATCGGGGCAAATGTCAATCATATTAGATGGCTCTTTGAATGATGTGACAATTTCGCCCTGACGGCTGTAATGTCGGGAAGATTCAGCAATAGTGTAATTGAGAAATTCAAAGATGTTCATATCTCGATGAATATATTCCCAACCAGAATGCATTTGATTTTTATGTCCTCCTCCAACAGGTCTCTTGACGGAAATAAGCCAAACATCATTAATTTGAGCAAGGCTACCGAAATGTTTTTTGACCTTTTCGGAGTCCAACA